TAAAAATGCAAAGTGTATTGTAAGAAGTCACTATATATTGTGGCTTCTTTTTTCTTGCATTATAATGTTATATCTGTTATAATATAAATGTAACAAATGTATTGTACTTAAAAAGGTGATGCAAAATGAATAGAACGCATTGGATTGCCTGCCCAAAATGTGGAGGAAAAATGCTAAAGGTGCGAGATGATACCAAGCTTGCGAATTTCCCGGGGTACTGCAAAAAATGTAAAAGTGAATCAATTATAACATTAGAGCCTAAAGGTCTAAGAGCCTGTGAGCCGAGTTGTTAAATCAGTGATGGTTTGACACCGGCTCTTTTTATTTGGCGCGGAGTAGAGCAGTTGGGAGCTCGCCTGGTTCATGTCCAGGAGGTCGCAGGTTCGAGTCCTGCCTCCGCGATTTCCAGAGGGTGATAGACCTCGTTAAAAAAATCGTTAAAAGGAGAAAAAAGATGAAACGTGAAGATTTAGAGAAACTGGGACTGGCCAAGGAGCAGATTGACAGTGTGTGTGATTTGAACAATGCTGACATGCAGCCTTTAAAAACCGACCTGCAGAAAGCGCAGGATGATCTGAAAGTGGCACAGGAAAAGGTGACTGCTACAGAAGAGACATTAAAAAAGTTTGACGGGGTGGATTTGGAAGGGCTGAAAAAACAGGTTACCGACCTTCAAGCGGACTTGAAAAAGAAAGATGACGCTCACGCTGCGGAACTGGCAGACAGAGACTTTAATGATTTGCTGAAAGAGTCCATTGCAAATGCCAAAGGAAAAAACGCGAAGGCAATTACTGCACTGCTGGATGTGGATACCCTTAAGGCATCCAAGAACCAAAAGGATGATATTGCTGCAGCATTAAAAGGCTTGGCAGAGGCAGAGGACAGCAAAATGTTATTTGGAGAGCCTGAAACTGTAATCGGTGGAGGCAATCCGATCGGAACCGTAACCAAGGCGGGTAATCAGGACAGTGACGCTGCTATGCGCGCAGTTATGGGATTGCCGCCCATCACAGAACAGAAATAGGAGGAAAATTAAATGCTTAACACAATTGCTTTATCAAAAAATTACATTAGCAACCTGGATGAGGTGTACAGAATGGCCTCTGTATCCGCAGATTTGACATCTAATCCGACCATGTCCAGAGCAGGTGCAAACGCAAATGAAATTATCTACCCCCAGATTAGTGTAAGCGGTCTGGGAGAATATGACAGAAATACCGGGTACACCACCGGCGCAGTAGACCTTAAGTGGAAAACCTCTACATTCAACTATGACAGAGGTACCAAGATTCAGGTTGATGTAATGGACAACGAGGAGTCCAGAAACCTTGCATTTGGTATGGCCGGCGCCACTCTCATGCGTGAAAAAGTTGCTCCCGAGGCAGACGCATTTACTTTCGCAACTCTGGCAGCAATGGAGAATATTTCCAAGGCAACAGGCGAGATTGCAGATGCAACGCAGTTCTTGGATGCACTGCTTACCGCATGGTCCAAGATGGACGAGGATGAAGTGCCTCAGGAAAACCGCCTGCTGTATGCAACGGCAACTCTGCTCAATAGCGTGATGGCGCTGGATACCACAAAGTCACGTGAGATCCTGAGCAAATTCTCCATTAAGAAGGCCGTTCCGCAGGCGAGATTCTACACTGCAATCGATCTATTAGATGGCAAGACCGAGGGAGAAGAGGCTGGTCATTATCAGAAGGCTGGCAACGCTTCTGATATCAGCTTTATGATTGTGCATAAACCTGCAATCATTAAGTTTGATAAGCATGTTGCAAGCAATATCATACTGGCAGCAGCTAATCCCGATGCGGATGCTGATATTGTTAAGTATCGCAAATACGGTATTGTGGACGCATACCAGAATAAGCGTGCTGGTATCTACGTGCATAGCAAAGCCTAGGAGGTAGCTTATGAAGAGAGTAGGAGTAGGAGCAGTTAAGCTTGATAAAAAGAGTGCAACTGAGGCGAAACTGAAAAGTGAGATTAAGGACCTGAAAGCTGAGAACGAACTGCTTAAGACCGAGAACGAACAGCTTAAAGCGAAACTGCAAAAGTAGGAAGGGAGGGAGCGGTAAATGTCACAGATAGTATCTTGGGAGTATTACAGCTCCCTTTTCTCTAACATACCTCATGAAGAGTTTGAAAAAGCCGAGTCTCTGGCAGAAAAAGAAGTTTGTGCCGTGATCGGGCCAATTCGCTGGGCGGCAATCACTGAGAACACGTTCGGGTATGCACAGTTACAGGACTGCATCTGTAAAGTTATGAACAAAATGGCAGAGGATAGCAAATCTGGCAAAGGCAAGGGACTATCTTCCGTCAGCAATGATGGGTACTCTGAGAGTTATGTGATACAGACAGAGGAGCAAATGCGGAGTGAACTGCAGAGATCTATTCGGGCATGGCTTTCTGGCACTGGATTGGTAGGTGCATACTGATGGCAGTGTTTACGGATACAGTGACGATTTACAACAAAGTATCAGATACAGAATGGAAAAGGACAGTTGTTGAAGGCGTTCAGTGGTCTGATAAGAAGGAGCGCAAGAATGCAGATGGCGTGCTCAGTATCGTGTCATATGCATCTATAACCTTTCCTGAAGGTACTTACGAGGGCTTGATACTTAATGCAACCAATGAAGAGGATTGCATTGTATTTGGCAATGTGGGGGATGTTGTGGACGGATCAAAAGGAAAAAGGATTTCTGACTTGGTAAAAAAATATCCTCAGTCTGGCTTGATTAAGTCGGTTAATGGAAACGCGAATCGACAATTTCTGAAAAACATCAAGGTGGTGGTTAGTTGATGAAATTTGATTGTCAACTTGAAATCAATAAAAAATCTTGCATGCACCGCCTTGGAATTGACGAACAAGGTCGCGTACAAAGGGCAATAGATTCGACATTCTTAATGGGCGTAGGACCTTATGTTCCGTTAGACGAGGGGGATCTATTGGCTAGTGGAATTGCAAACACTGACATAGGTTCGGGCGAAATTGTGTGGGATGTGGATAATAAGGCACGGCGATTGTACTACGGAGAAAGGGACTGGAATTGGTCTAATGGTGGTGTACAACAAGGCGGGTTACGTGGACCTTATTGGGCACACCGGTATATTCAAGAAGGTGGAAGAGAACAGGTTGAAAGGGCGGCAAGAAGGGCGGTAGGTAAATGACGGTATCAGAGGCAATTATACATTGGTTGAAAGGATTTAAGCTGGACATGTATGAAGGCTTAGAGAAGATAGATACTGACCAGCAGAGTAGTAGGGTCGATTCTTTTTCACTAGTCCGGGCACCGGTGCAAAATGTTGAAGAATATCTGTCCGGGAATAAGGCATACACTGACCACTATACTTTCCAAGCAAGACTTCCCAATCAATCGAATGAAGATCGCATAGACAACAATACTTTCGGCGAAGCGCTTGAAAGATGGGTATGGGAAAAGGATGTTGCAGGCGAGTTTCCGGCCATACCAGACGCTGAAGTTATAAGCGTCAGCATTACAACCCCATTTTATGTGGGTAAAACAGAGGACAACAATTTTTTATACCAGATGACAATAGCAATTAAATATGAAAAGGAGAGATAAGGATGAAAAGAAGTGCATTTATCACAATGATTGATACTACTCCGGCAGGGGAAAGTCGCACTTATGAACTGATTGGTGATGGTGTGACAGATTTGTCTATTTCATATAACCCCCAGACCAAAACGGAGCAGTTCATCAATCAGGATTCAGCAGATACTACCGTTACCGGTTATCAGCCCAATGCACCTGTTACACAGCAGGCAAAGAAGGGGAATCCTGTGTTTGAATTTGTAAACGCTTTGAGAAAAAGCCGTGCAATCGGAGAGGATGCAGAAACCACAATTGTTACTGTGGATGCGTTTGAGGACGGAGTGGATGGCGCTTATCCAGCAGAACAGCAGAAAGTTTCTGTGCAGATCGATTCGTTCGGAGGACCTGCATCAGATCCTTTAAGCATTGGGTATACATTGAATTACAAGGGAGATGCAATTCCCGGAACGTTCAATCCCAAGACCAAAGAATTTGTGGCAGCAGCTACTGAATAATCCAATATCTAGGGCAGCTTGTCACGGCTGCCCT